AGTTCAAAGTCTTACGCTGGTGTCCCTCATGTAATCTGCATGGAGATAGGGACATTTTAGATCCAAATATAAAGTGTGAAAGGTGTGAGAAGTGAACAATAAAGGATATTCTTATTTCCGTTGGTGGGGCTGTAGTTTTAATCAAGGAGGAAGTCCTTCCTTAGTAATTCACTGGTGGCCGTGGAAAAAGCGTGTGTTTTATGTAGAAATAGGAGAAAAGCCATGAAAGTAGGATATAGAAAAACCATCAAGATAAATATCGGAAACTATGAAAATACTGACTGTACAGCATGGGCGGAAGATGAGATTGGAGACAACGCAGATATTGAAGATATCCGAACTGTTTTCGCAGACCTGAAGAATTCTGTCTATGAAGAATTGAAAGAAGATATAAAAGATATAGATTCAAAAGAAACTAATCGGTTTGGAATTCCAAGATAAAAACGGAAGGAACTGTTATGAGTATGAAGGAATTTGTGACAATAGCATCTATTACGATCTTCCTTGTGTTAGGTGCACGTGCTTTCAATGCACATGGATCTGATAGACACTGTACTACTCATTATGAAGGGGATGGAACTATTATTGTGTGCTGCAAGACTGCATACGGTACAAGCTGTAGACGTATAACATAGTTGCACGCAAAAATTACGTGAAAGTGTAAAAGGAAATAAAAAGTGGGAAAGAAACGAGATGATCGTGCCGTGGCAGAAGGACGCTGTGCATATGAGATGGATGAAGCATTCTCTTCTTGCCCACATCCCTCTTATACACACAAAGCCAGAGATTGGCAGTTCGGCTGGATGGAGGGAAAAGAAGCGGCAGAAGAATTCTTCAGAAAACAGAACAATCCAACTGTCGAAGAACGTGTAGAAAAATTGGAACAACAAGTCCTGGAATTGTCATCAATTCTTGAGGGCTTCAAAGAAATTTTGACAGGTGAAAGATGAAAGGAATGAAAAGTGGGAAATCTAACAAATACAGAAAAACAAATCCTTCGTGAAATGAACGGAGAGGAACTAGGCCTTTATTGGGGAGGTGAAATGTCAGTATGTCTCACCTATCTAAGATCGCAAGGATTTCTTTCCGTGCACAAGACAGATCATGAAATAAGATACGTATTGACGCAAAAAGGAAAAGACAAAGCAGAAGAGCTTAAAAAAGAGGAAAAAAGCAATGACAACCTTATATGACAACACACGCCTGAAGGATTACCGAAACTGTCCTCGTTTCTTCTACTTCCGCCACGTCAGGGGATGGGTAGGCAGTGGAACACGTGCACCACTAGCCTTTGGCCTTGCCTGGCATGCTGCGATGGATGTAGTCTGGGATAATATTCACATAGATGATGACGAAACCCTGGGGGCTAAAGCCTACTTTATGTGGGAAAAGACTTGGACTGACGAAGGGTATCCGTCCCTAGACGAAATGACAGATGAAGATTATGAAGTCATAAAAATGCGTAACCCCAACACTGCTCTGGATATGATCCGTGCCTACATTGACAAACGACGAAGCTTCCTGGAAGGTATTGAAGTCCTTGACATCGAGAGACCTTTCGCAGTTCCTCTTGATCCCGGCAACCCCGAGCTTTTTTATGTCGGACGACTTGATAAAATCTTCAAGTGGCAAGGACGTATTTACGTGGGGGAACACAAGACAACGTCACTTTACAAACGTGATGGCGGCTTTCGTTCGTCATATCTAGACTCTTTTAGCCCGAACTCCCAAGTTGACGGTTACATGCACGCATTACACATGCTGTATGGTGATAAGGCAAAAGGAATTATGGTAGACGCAGCCCTTGTCCATACTAAGGAAAGGGCTTTTACCTGGATACCTGTGGAGCGAGATATCTCTCAACTCGAAGCCTGGCTATGGGAAACCCATGACACGATAGATGATATCAAAGAAGACAAGGAGTTTTTAGAAGACTCTAGCATGATGAGTAACTTGTCTTACATGCCTGCCTTCAGGAAGAACACTGAAAGTTGTTTCCAGTTCGGAAGTATGTGTACATACCTTGACATTTGTAAGTCTCACAGCTGCCCGTCCCGTATACAAGATCCGCCGCTCGGCTTTAAGGTGGAATACTGGAGTCCCTTTGAATTCCACAACTTACAAAGTCTAGGACTCACGGAGGATGATCAATGAACTGGAAAGATCAATTCAAAGATCATACAACTTCTACAGCCTTCAGCTTACGTCTAAGTAATCATATGTGTACTCTCTTATACTACATAAATGAAGGTATGTATTATGAGTACAGACAAATATCACGAGATTTCTGTACACCATTCCGTGCACTTGAAAGAAGAGGATTAGCTGAATGGAACCCAGAGTGTAGAGCTTACAAGCAAGGAGATGAAAAACCGGAATGGGTTTATCGCCTTACACCTGCTGGTAAATGTACACTAAAGTTACTCATCATGGCAGATGTGGTACAAGAATCTAAGAATATGAAAAGGAGTAAAGCAGCATAACAAAGACATGTAATACATACATCATAGAAATCTAAGGAAAGCAAATGGAATCAGCTGATATCCTAGCTACAGCAAAAGACCTAGTCTCAGGAAATCGAGCTAAGTCTCACGGCGACAAACTGCTTAATCACAGTTGCATAGCTAATATGTGGACGGCGTATCTTGTAAACAAATTCGGACCTGCTGTCACTTTAGATCCTCATGATATCTGTAACATGATGGAACTATTAAAGATCGCCAGGAGACAAACTGGCTCATTCAATGTGGACGACTATATTGACGGCGCAGGATATGCCAGTATCGCAGGTGATGTTCAACAACAACTTATTGGAAAGACTAAAAAGAATGAAACATAAGTTAATACACGAACCAAGTAAATGGGATCTACGTTTTTTTGCTTTAGCAAAAGAAGTAAGCACATGGTCTAAAGATCCTTCAACTAAAACCGGCGCAGTTATAATTAACGAAGAAAAAATAGTGATCTCCACTGGCTATAATGGATTTCCACGGGGTATGTATGACGGGCCTGAGTTATATGAAAACAGGAATATAAAATACACCCGTATTCTTCATGCCGACTTGAATGCAATCCTATCTGCAAAACAAAACGTAACTGGATACACAATATATACTTATCCCTTTTTCACATGTGCAACATGTGCTCTAGCCATTATTCAAGCAGGGATAAAGACGGTCATATCGCCGGAGTTCCAAGATGCCGGGTTACAAAAAAGATGGAACCAATCAACTGAACTCGCGAAAACTTTTTACAGGGAATCAGGGATTGACTTCAAGCTCATGGAGATCTCATATGCTAGACTGGAAGAAGTATCCTAATTTCAGCCGTGAAGAATTCACTTGCAGATGCGGCTGCCAGAAAAATGAAATGGACCCACAGTTTCTGGAACTAATTCAAATCCTTCGAGAGAATGTCTCAACCCCTTTGATAATCAACAGCGGATTCCGTTGCAATGCTCATAATAATGCCGTCAGTAAGACTGGATTCTACGGACCGCATACTACCGGAAGAGCTTGTGATATAAAGACATGTTATCATAATGCTTACTATCTAATCATGGCCGCCACACGTTTACCCTTTACAGGGATAGGAATAAAACAATCTGGCTCTGTTCCTAATCGCTTCATACACCTGGATATCTTGGATGGCCCTAATAGACCACGTATATGGTCTTACTAACAAAAAATTCCTTTACAACTAGAAATCAATATGTAATAATACATAACCATATGAAGGTATCTTTCTCGTATACCCGAGCAGGGTTTTCCCCCCGATCGCCCCTGCTGCCGGGGAAGGGTGAGTGGTTAAAACAGTGTTGGTTACTCCTCTGCACAGGAGACCGTCCGAAACGCTGGGCTATACCGTCGGGCCACCACTCACCCTTTTTAAATACATAAAGAAATGAAAGGGACAAAATGCCGAATACAAAGGATATAAAATTACACTCTGAAAGTATCCTTGCACTTGGTTTTGCAGGATCTGGAAAGACAGCAGCTTTTGCTACCCTTCCTGGAAAGAAATTTCTCTACGTATTTGATCCAAATTCACTTGCAACACTCAAAGGACAAGATATTGACTATGAAGAATTCGTAGCTGAGCACATGGATCTGGATGCCGTCACGCTGGCCGCCGATAGACGAGATAGAATAAGCAAAAGACCTGAACCAAAAACATATGTTGAATTTGAGAAAGATATTGAGACCAAAATCAGAGACAATTTCTTTGATGACTATGACGTTATAGGATTTGATTCTCTTACTACCCTCACAGATATTGTTATGGACAGAATTATGTACCTTAACAATAGATTTGGAAAGTGGCCAGAACAGGCTGATTATACAGCTACAATCAATACTGTAACAAAGATTTTACGTACAGTTACATCCTTCAAAGCACTGATTTATGTAACAGGCCACTTGGAATTTAAACAAGAAGATAGTACAGGAAGATTTCTTAACACCTTATCTTTACTTGGACGCCTTCGTGTTAGGGCGCCTCTGTTATTTAGTAATCTATACCAGTTTTATGCAGAAGAAAACAACGACAAAAAAACTTCATGGTATGTACGGACAGAGCCAGATCGCTATAATCCGTACCTAAGAAAATCCCGAGGCATGAAAAACCTAAATACAGTTGAAGATATAACTGTACCTGACGATGCTTGGTCAGATTCGATTGAAGGATTTGGACTAGGTAAACTAATCAAAGAAGCGTCTTCGATAGTCGAGGCCGCGTGATAAGGAGAAAAGAATGAGTTTCATTGATCTTGGCCAGGACTTTGCTGATGCCAAAGAACCTGAAGTTGCACCAGAAGGTAAAGAATATGATCTCCTGGTGAAGTCAGTAGAAGAAAATAAGGACGATGCGAAGAAGAAACACAGTATCCGTCTAATGATTGAAATCCAGCATGGGAAGGATGAAGGTCCTTACCGTCCCGTATTCCTGTATCTTGGAATTCCTAACAAGAAATGGGATGAAGAAAGAGATAACGAAAAAGACAATGACAAAGGAACTGCATCGAAATTCAAGAATCTGAATATCAAACGAGCACTTTATTTCTTCGGTCTAGAGTGGGAAAATATCACAGGCTTTACTCCGCTTGACTTTGTAGGCCAAAGTGCACGGGGCGGCTTGGCACAGGAAGAATATCAGGGCAACAGGAGCAACAAAATTATCCTGCCCAATCTTCCTTCACCTTAATGAGGATCATCTATGGAAAATGTCAAGAAGGTAGCAACACTGGACTTTGCCCATGGCAAGAAGTCATATACATTACTTGCGTTACATGCTTTCTTCATCGGCATTGCTCCAGCTCTATTTGACTACTCAACGAATACTGTGTTATATCCACCTATGTGGGAAAACATAGACGTACAAGCTATATGGAATTCTATGATAGGAGCAACTATAAGGAAGGCCATCTCATGAGACGAGCCGTAAGAATTTTCACGGTGATTCTTGGATTACTGCTAACTGCATGTGTAGGCGCAGAGACATCACAAGAAAAGCTGGCCGTTGCTGAGGTTCAGTTTCAAGGACTTCAAATAACAATCCAAGAATTAATCAAACAAGGTGTGATAACCGAAGAAACTGCTGGCTGTGTTGAAACTGCAAATGCAGCAGCCAAAGCGGCTCTGGACCGTGTACGAAGCTCCGTACGCTTAGAGCTTGGAGTAGTAGAAAGTGTTATCGGCTCCATGAATGCGGCTGTAGCAGTCCTTGCATCAACCATAACCAAGTTACAGAAAGGAGAAAATCCATGCTAGGCGGGGCACTAGGCATCGCAAATCTCATCATGGCAGTCTTGACCTTGGTTGAGCAAGGAGTAGTTACTGCAACTAGAGCGAAATCAATCATCTCACAAGGACGTGATGAAGACTGGGATGAAGCACGGTGGGAAACAGAACTCACTGACTTAGCTGAAAAGTCTGACAGTCTTTATTCTGATACTCAAGAAATGCTGAAGAACCTTAGACAACCTACATGAATGATAACAGGAGAGGGGCTTTATGCCCCTCTTCTTATACACAACAAGGAAGATCATGGCACGTTTATCATTATCATTAGAAGAGAAAACAGCAGAGTTGCTGGCTAAAAATATCCCTATAGGTGTACGAAGTGCAGTGATTGATGAACTGATCTGTATGATATCAAATGAGATTGAGAAGAACGGACCTGGAGTTATCGGATTAATCTTAGCAGGATCATGCCAGATTGAAGTATCACTAAAGGAGTGATACAAGAAAAGAGGACCGTAAAAATTGCGGGTATCTATATGAGAGCAAAAGATGTAAAGAAACCCATCAGGGAATTTAATCAAAAAGAATTAGATGACTACGTGAATTATTTAAGATATCTAAGAACAATACAAGAAACTACTACGAAAGCAGTAAAGAGAAAAAAGACTGCAAAGAATACAGAGAATAAACTTGATCAGCTGTTAAAATCCATGACAGATGAACAAAGAGAACAGTTCTTGGAGAAACACCTTGGTTGAAATTTACCAGACGTCAGTAAGTCAAGGCGTCGATGGTGACGAAATCTTTTGGTTTCCTCTGTTCTATGTATTTTACAATGGAAAGCGTATGAGGACATGTTTGTCTATGAATAAAGCATACCAGTGCGCAGAAGAATTACAGAAGAAAGACAATCACCCTTTTATGCTTATAACCAGAGGTCCTAATGCAAATATCTAAAGTAAAGATAGAAAGTATAAAAATAAATGATCGCTTCAGGAAGGACATGGGGAACTTAGATGAACTCGCACTATCGATTCAAAGCAAAGGGCTTATACAGCCAATTACTATTGACACTGAGCACAATTTGTTGGCGGGCGGAAGGCGGCTTACGGCATGTCAGATTGTGGGCTTATCAACGGTGCCTTGCATCATCAGAGAGACGGAGGATGAACTTGATGCAAAGGAAATAGAACTTTTTGAAAACATACATAGAAAGGATATGGAATGGCATGAGCAGGCAGAACTAACATCACGTATTCACGCCCTGATGCAAGAAAAACACGCTGATAAATATGGAAAGTTATCTTGGAAGAACAATGATACAGCAAAATTACTAGGTAAGAGTGAAAGTGCTGTACGCCTGGACGTAGAAATGTCCAAAATGGTAGAGGTTCTTCCAGATCTAAAGAATGAAAAGAAAGCATCAGATGCCAGGAGGAAATATAACAGACTGATTGAAAACCAAATAGTACAAGAAGCCTTAACTGAAGCAAAAAGCAAAGGCAAAGCACAAAGAATAACATTTGCTAATTCTCATTATATGATAGGTGATTCTCTGCCGGCTATGTTGGCTCAAGGTAAGCATGTTAGCGAAGGAACTCGCGCAGGTGCACACTTTGCAGAGGTAGATCCGCCCTACGCTATTGCTCTAGATGAAATGAATGCCAATAAAAATAAACTGGGTCTTGACGAGTATCACGAAATCCCTTCGTCAGATTATCCTGAGTTTATGAAGTACACAACTGCATTAGTTTACAAATGCCTGGCTAAGGATGCATTCTGTGTGTGGTGGCATGGACCATCATGGCATGAACTAGTAAGAACAAGCCTGCTGAATGCCGGTTTCAAGCTAGATCCTATCCCAGGGATATGGTACAAATCTAATACTGGCGCTGCATCTATGGCACCTAACACACATCTAGCCCGTAATTACGAACCTTTTTTCATTGCAAGAAAAGGTACACCTCAACTTAGAAAGCCCGGTCGTAGTAATGTATTCGATTTCCAGGGTGTAAGTCCAACTGCCCGGATACATGCTACTGAAAGACCCGTCACTCTAATTCGAGAAATCCTAACGACATTTACTGGTCCTAAGCACACAATCATATGTCCTTTCCTAGGAAGCGGAAATACAATAATAGCTGCTTATCACGAAGGTATGAATTGTTATGGCTGGGACTTGTCTGAAGAAATGAAATCTCACTTCCTTACCCGTGTACAGAAAGAGTTTCCAGATGACTTCACCCCCGAATTCAAGGGATAAAAAGGCATTCACTGAGGTAAATCCCGGCGACAAAGTTTGTTTCTTCTCAAATGATGGGAATGAAGCAGTGCTGGGAATTATAAAGACTGTAGCTAAACTAGGCCCAGAAAGGGAAGGACTTTTAAATCTCAGCTATAAATGCATACGTTATGAATTCGAGATTATAGCTACAACAAGTCCTCAAGGATACAAGGACATGGGAAAGTCAATCATTACTGAGGTAAAACTATGACAACTGGAAAAAGCAACTATGCTTGAATGGCTTGCAATGGATAAGGATCTAATGTGATGGTTTCTGTAGAAGCTTTGATTGGTTCTGTCGAGAAGGTCAAAACATTTGAGAAGAAAGTGAGCAAGGGTATGAAAATAACTCTGTGTGGAAGCGGACGTTTCTGGGATGACTTTGATGTTTATGAGTCAGAGCTTAGCAGAGCAGGACACATTGTATACATACTCGGAGATCGTCTTGTAAACTATACAAACCATACATCTGTACCTGAAGATGAACATCTTGAACATAAAGAAACACTTGATCTTGTTCATCTTGCTAAGATCATGAATAGTGATTGCGTCGTTGTTGTTCGTGGAAATGAATACATCGGAGAAAGCACAAGAAGAGAAATTAAATGGGCTAGGATTCTCGGCAAATCTGTATACATGAACCTAGATAATTTCTGTAGACATATTGCTTCTGCAACATTTTAGAAGAAATGAAAGAGCAAAAAGATGCCTTATGCTCCTGAGGGGAATTTACACACGGCAGAAATAGTATTTGTCGGGGAAGCTCCTGCAAAGTATGAGATTATGTACGGCAATCCTTTGTCAGGTCCAAGTGGATGGGTATTCGATGACTGCTTGGACGCCGCCAACATTAGTCGTTCAACGTGCTATATAACAAATGTCTTTGATTTCATGGTAACAAAAGATGATCAAAAAAATATCTTGGATCGTGACAAAAATATACTTTATAAACCAAGAAGCGGCTTCACGGAAAAAGGCAAGATACATATAGATCGCTTGATGGATGAGCTGCAAGAATCAAAAGCAGATGTTATATGTACTCTCGGAAACCCCGCACTTGAAGCCTTGACTGGGCGGCGCGGTATCTTTAAGTGGCGGGGTTCTATACTTAATTCCAGTATTCTGCCTGGAAGGAAAGTTGTGCCTACTATACACCCTGCAAATTCCTTACACGGACAATATATAAACAGATACTACATACGAAGTGATTTTAAGAGAGTTAAAAAGCAATCTGAATTTCCTGATATCAGGCGGCCCCCTTACAAACTCAGACTATTCCCATCCTTTATTGAATGCATATCATTCTTGAATTATTTACTAAAAGACAAGCCACAAGTATCTGTAGACATTGAAGTCTCACATAGACAAGTAAGTAGAATATCTTATGGCTGGTCAGAGTATGAAAGTATCAGTATCCCTCACGGAGAAGCCGGCTGGAATTTTGAAGAAGAAAAGTTATTATGGCTGAAAACTGCTGAAGTACTTGAAGATCCGGATATCCCTAAGATAATGCAGAATGGTATATTTGATATACAATTCCTTATGTCAACACACCACATTCATGTCCCGATTTCTTCTATTAATGACACTATGTATGCACATCACATAGTGTATCCAGACTTTAGGGCGGGCCTGGCATCTATGACAGCCACATACACAGAGCAGCCTTACTATAAAGACATGATCAAACATGGTCCTATAGATAAAGAAGATGGATAACACACCGGTATGAAAACAAGAATCTCCGCCGTCAAACGTGCTAAGTTAATACAGAAAAGATATCAACGTGACCTAATGTTTGCAAAAACAACGTACGGTAATAAGCAAGAAGTATTTGACATAGGAATCTTTTTAGCAATAATAATAGGCTTAGGAACATTCTTAGCGTTATGGCCAAGCTAGTAAGAGCCTTCGGGGTATATAACCAGGAGCTGTCTAAGAAATTGCCTTCTGATATGTTTCAGTTAATAAAGACTTTAGAGGAAAAGCTTTGTCGTTATAATATGGGAATCTATATACGCATCGGAATAAATGATCACAGAAAAAGATGTGTGATATGTAACAAGATATTCACAGCGCACAGAACGACAGAGATAACATGTAAGGATAAGGAATGTATGACTGCCAGGAAAAGACAAAGAGACAGAAGAAACAAACTAATATATAGGAGTTAAAAGTTGAATACAAACGAGGCAAATGCCAAATACAGCTGCTTAGATGGCGTAGTAACTTATGAAATCTGGAAAAAGATAAGCCCAGACATACATAAACAAGGTCATGACTATAGCTATGACCAAGTTATCAAACTTATCAAGCCCTTAAGTTTCATGATGACAAGAGGATTGAGAGTAGACAGGGAAGCTTTGAAAGAAACACATGAAAAAGTATCTCTTGATATTGACGAGAAAAGCGAAGAACTAACAAAGCTATGCGGCATATCTCTGAATCCTGGAAGTCCAAAGCAGATGCAACAATACTTCTACGGTATTCTCGGTTTGCCTATTTATACAAAAAAAGGGAAAGCAACAACAGATGATAAAGCTCTGGCTAGAATTGTCCGTAAAGGTGGACGTGGATCAAAGGAAGCTAAACTATGTCAAGAAATTCGAAGACTTAGAAAACTCAAATCTTCCTATCTAGACGTTACAGTTGATGAAGACAATAGAATTAGATGCTTCTATAAGCCGCGCGGTACAAGAAACGGTAGAACATCTAGTGCTCAAACTATCTTCGGAACTGGACTCAATCTCCAAAACCTAGATCCTCGTTTTAAGAGCTTTATAGTTCCAGATGAGGGATATGTCTTTTTTGAGATGGATAAGCGGCAAGCTGAATGGGTGGTGACGGCCTATGTCAGCGGTGACGGGCAGATGATTGCCGCCGTAGAAAGTAAAGAGGATATCCATGCACGTACAGCATCTCTAATCACTGGATTGCCGGTCGACATCATATTACGTGAATCTAAGATCGTCGGACACCATACTGATCCCGATACTATCCTCGAACTCAGGCGCACTAACATCCCTGAAATTGAAGATCTTGCGATATTCTTACCTCGTATATTCTCCTGTAGGCAAGCCGGAAAGAAATCTAATCACGCACTGAATTATATAATGATGTTTAGGCGATTTGCACTTGAGAATGAAATCCCAGAAGATGATGCAAAAAAGATTGTAGCCGGCTATCATAGGAGTTATCCAGGACTTGAATTATGGTACGACAGAATTAAGACAGAACTGTCAAAGGATCGCATACTGACAAATTGTTTCGGGCGCAGTAGACGTTTCCTAAACGAATGGTCTGATGATCTGATCCGTGATGCCGTGTCTTTTATTCCACAAAGTACTGTCGCTGATATCAAGAATGAGGCACTAATCAAGATATATGATGATGAAGAAGACTTCATGTACAAAATAGATCTGATGGCTGAAGTTCATGATAGCATACTCATGCAGTATCCAATCAATAACTGGCTAGACATGGCAAAGGCAGTATTACGCTGCCGTGATTATATGAACCCTGTTATGACTTACAGCGCAAGGAGTTTTAAAATTGGTACTGATATGAAAATAGGAACTTCTTGGGGTGGAGGAGATATGATGGATGTCTCTATTACTGACAACATAATGGAACTGGCAGATAGGTTGGAGACCTCCTATGCAAAGCTCAAGGAAGCTACATGATTGGTTAAGTGGATACCTTGAGTACACAGAAGGAACTGAATCACCATTAGCATATCATATATGGACAGGGATCACACTCATTGCAGGGACTTTAAAAAGAAGAACTTTCATACATGCAGGAATGGAAGGGAAGATATATCCTAACTTATATACCATACTAATAGGGCCATCCGGACAAGCTAGAAAAGGATCCGCCCTGAATTGTGCCACCCCTTTTATACAAGAATCTGGAATATCTATGCCATCTAATGCCATCACTACCGAGGCACTTATCAAACATGTAGTGAATTCTTCTAGTAACTTTAATAATGGCGAAGGCCAGATTGAATGGATGTGTCCTGTTACAATAATAAGCGGAGAATTGGGTGTCTTACTTGGTCAACACGATATAAAGTTTCTGGTTACTTTAACTGATTGGTATGACAGTAAAGACAGCTGGGGATATGAAACTAGAGGTAGAGGAAAGGAAAAGATCTCTGGCGTGTGTGTTACTATGTTAGGAGCACTTGCTCCTGATTGGTTGCCATCCATGCTACCAGATGAAGCAGTAGGAGGTGGATGGTCTTCCCGTGTTATATTTATAGTTGAAGATAAGAAAAGACAGATCATACCTTTCAGTCCAGTGCCTGACTTGTTATTGCAAGAAAAGCTGATACATGACATAAGTATGATAAGTAACTTAACTGGAAAATTTGAATGGGGAGAGGGAGCAGAAGAAGCCTATGGTAAATGGTACGAGACTTATGAGACAGAATGGAACGCGGGAAATCCTCCTATACCACATCCAAAGTTTGAAGGTTACTGTGGAAGACGAGGGACACATCTTAGAAAGGTAGCCATGTGTCTGTCAGCATCAAGAGGAGATGATTTAATAATTCACTTAGAAGATTTCCGACGCGCAGTAAAAATACTCGAAGCTGCCGAAAAGAAAATGCCTAGGGCATTCGCAGGCATGGGGAGGTCAGACATATCTGTTAATACAGATCTAGTTTTATCCTGGATAAAGACTAAGGGTAAAGTAAAAAGATCTTATTTACTCAAACGGATATATGAAGACGTAGACATGTATACACTTGAAAGGATAGAACTAATTCTGTCTGCAATGAAGGTAATAGAAATCATAGATCATCCAAATGAGAATGATAAAACATACAGGTTTATTGGCGCTGAGTCGCTCGTTTCTTCTCAACTGCCCAGTGATGAGCAAAAAGACCATTAGAATCATGAAGCCCTGGGACAAGGCGAGTCAATCTCTGAATGACTCTTTTTGCAGAAGGATCTGCATTTGCATAGGCATCACCTACAAGTATTGCTCTTTCCTTGGGTTGTATATCTCTGATATTCAACCACCAAGTTTTTGGGGGAACCCCTGGAGTAGAGAAATCTACTCTGTCCACTATCTTATCTAATACACGACGAGCAGATAATCTATTTAGCGCCCAGATTTTATTATCACCCAGGCTACGGGCATATGCCTTAGCATCGTCAAACGTATCTTTCTGAAGTATCTTGCCGCTGTCAATAATATTATCAAGTTCAGTAGCAAGTTCAAATCTTCGTGTATTTCCAATTCTTCTATAATACGTAGTCTTGTCCATAAAGGGTGCGATCGGGTTAGTGAAACCAATGGAATTACCTATTAGTGGAACATCTTTCAGGCGTTGTAAAGGCTGAGCTTCAAGGGAATCAGGTAGATCACCTGGTTTCCTGATATGTTCATATATGGAAGTTGGGATATCCAAGATGGGATTGGACGGAAAGACTTTTCGTGCGGCGGCTGTGGTACGCTCTGGGGACATGCCAATAACATCAATGTTAGGATCTTGGGACAATGACCGCGCCACGGGAGACACAATGCCGCTCACGTCCTGGGCCATTTGTGGGGTACGCCGCCCCGGTCGCTCAACGATTTCGGCTTCAGGTAAAACTTCTGGCCCGCGCCATACTGGTACATTGTTCCATGAGTCGCGGTTCGTTCCATAAGTACTGATTGCAGAAAATAACGGTATGCTGTCTGCTCCAGGTACAATTGACATAGCTTCTTTAATACCCGCCATAGTGTTTCGATAAACATCACTAGGTTCCTTACCATCAAAGTACCAATCTCCCATTCCATTTGCAAAGGCAATGAATGGACGCATAGTTTGTTCAGTGGGAATCCTCATGTACATATATCTCTTTTCACCATTCTCATCTTGATAGGAAAACGGAGTCATGAGAATAAGATTATTTGTTTTCACATCATCTGGAATTTGTCTCCAGCCTTCTTCATTTATCTGCCTATTCATTATATTCCAGGCATAAACCATGGAAGTGTATTGAGTGATCTTTAGTCCAAATGTCTGCAGACGCTTAGCGGCTTCTTTAGTGGGACCTTTCCTCAAGATTGCTCCACCTAGCTCTCCGACGCCAGAAGCCCTGAACATACTCCTTATACCTTGGACAGATGCATTCAGGTATGGGAAAAAAGCATCTATTGTTTTTGTCAATACGCCGCCTTGATCAAAATCTATTATCTCTCTTGCAATCCTTGCTGCTTCATCAGGCCTTTTGCCGTTCTTCAGTGCACGGTTAAATGCACTTACACGTACAAGAAGCTCTGCTCTCTCAGAAACATATTCAGCGGCAAACAAGGAACGTTGTACAACAGGATGCTTAAGCATCGGTCTGAATAATTGGCTTTCAGTGAATGTGTGAATATGTCCTTGTTGTGCGAGGAACTGCGTAGCTCCGCCTTCTTGAAAGAATTGCCTTGTGATCTTTCCGTAATCAGGTTTCATAACATCCCGAAATACTTCAGTCACATCATTCCACTGCTGAGCTTTAGCGACAGGCCAAAAGGCAGAATATTCATCTGTCTTCATCCAGGCTCCGTGTAGCTCACGTGGAAAGTTACGAAGTGCAAATACAGCGTTGCTTCCTGTGGCAAGAGGTTTAACAATCTTTGCAAGAGAGGCCCAGGAAAGTGCCTCCATCAGGCCTCTGTTCATTAGCCTCCCGCTACCTGCAAACCACTCATCTGCAAATTCTGTAGGTATATAGAACTTCTTTCTTTCACCCCCAATCATAACACTCATTTCACTAGTCTTAGTATTCTTCGGCTTCTTAATAAACACAAAACCATTTGTTGGATCAGCAAGACCTGCTTTATATAAAGCCCGGTTTGCTGTATTCCTTGCGATGCGGCTCTCTGTACGCATCATAAACTGATTAAGTAATAACTCACTGTCAGTTTCAATAAGTTCTCGGCCTCCCCTACCAAGGGCTTGTATACCGCTGCTCTTCACGGTGATCTTACCCGCCCTGCCTCCTACTGTGAGATCGATCACCGGATCAACTGCGTCAATCAACTCAAGGGGAGTATAATCAAGTCTGGTGAGTCTAACAAGTTCATCATCCGAAACAAGGCCAGCCTGCCAAAGTGATGTGACTTGATCCTTGATAGCATTGAAATAAGAATCTGCTCTCTTTTCCATCTGTAATATTACATCAGCGCCATGAGTTTGCCTAAGCTTGTCTAGAGCTGCCTGCGTGGTTTCGATATTATAGATAACTCCACCAACTTTGTGCGTATCTCTGTAACTAGTTATAGTCTGCAGGCGGCGCAACATAATCACTTGATCAAGCAAAGGCCTTTCTTTACTCGGCACTCCTCGAAATACAGGCTTACGTGCATCAAAGAACTTTACACGTGCTGAAGCAGGCGCTCCCCATACATTCAGAAATGATGTCAGAGTTCTTTCTCCGGGGCTTCCACTTGCTGTGCCTAGCTTCCTGGCAATTTCTCTTTTAACTCCAGAAGATCTATCCCAAAATAACAAGGGAAGTTTCTTAACCTGTTCTTTAATTACCTCAGTCGCAGATCTATTAGATGCATCTGCACTATTTTCCAATACTTTAATTATCTCATCTGCTGAACTTTTCGGAAGGATCGTAACACGACCTTCTCTTGCTACAGCCCTGGCGTTGTTGACAATAGTTTCTATTTCATTATTCGTCAGGATTTGCCTAACATCAGCTTGCTTAATATATGAACGTAGACCTTGCTCAACTGCTTGTGGCCTTACGTCATCTGATACTTTAATAAATTGCTTAGTTAAGTCTCTAACACGGCGGGCGATATTTCTATCCAGAGCTGATCTATATGACGCAGGGTCAATGACATCTCTTGTCCTCTCAAGACGGGCGGCATTCGCAGCCTTACCTGCATCAGTCATTTGTGCCTCAGCCTTAGCGACTGCACTAGCCGTTGCGGTGGAAACTGCTTTTCCACTAAATCTTATAGCTTCCGTAATACTAGCATCACCAAACAAATATGCTATTCTATGCGGCATCATTATGTCATCAAGCTCAGGGTCACGTAGATAAAGAGAAAGCTGACCATCATTATCATAGAAAGCAACGTACTTTTCTGTATCTGGATTTCTTATTCTGTCCGGCGGCAGGTCTACACGAGCAGATGTGTTTACATTATCAGGTGCTTTTTGCAGCCTTTCTATAAATGGATGATGTCCTTGTTTTGCTGCCAGATGATTATTACCCATGTCTAGAAGCATTATCTTTCCAAAGGCCGGATCTGGGGCCTGAGGATCAGTTAATTTAATATCCGTCTGTTCGGTTTCAAAATCTTGTATTTGATCTACTAAAAGAGGAATACCCTCTTCAGATAATGGTCCGAACTGCTGTTCTGCCTCACCAAAGATTTCAATTCCTAACTGTTCATCGATTGCAGATTCTCCACTGATAATATTATCTAGCTCTTCCTCTAAGCCTGCTGCCAGAGGATCAGTGACTTCCTGGGCTTCCTTCTTCTGTGCAGGAGCAATTCCAGTGTTGGTCTTTTCAACTTCAAATCCCATTGTCAGTTCCACGCAATTTTTGTGGTATCCTTACTCAGGTACAGAAAGTATACCACGATCAATCAGACGATCAACATAAGAACTTGCTTCAGTCGTAGTGATATCAAAGTTCCCTGCTAAGAACTTGATTATCTTATCCTTAGCTCCAGGTGTGTCTGAGTTCCTTAAGTTAGCTGGAATAACCAAGCCCTTAGACCAGAAATTATCAGCTGCTTTAGTTACATTAGCTATAACTGTAGGAAGAGACACGGCCTGTCCTTTGCTAAGCATAGCCTTTACAGCTTTTGTCGACAGTCCAAGGGCTTGACGTGCCTTCGCCTTTCCTACTCCGCCTTCAAAGAATTTCACCGTCTTTGTGTCAGCATCAAAGTCACCATAGAATCTCAAGATATTTGATGCCAATGCCTTTTGATTCTCAGCGAAGAATGCTGCACCTTCTTCAGGAAGACCTGTCGCCTTGACTGTGTTCTCAAGTTCTCTTTCAAATTTCTTAAGTTCCGGGGGATCATCTGTTTCTGCTGGCTTAGTCGGTGAGAACCCAGCCTCTCGCAATTCTTTAAATCTCTCATCCGTATCGAAGGTGGATACACTTTCTCCCGGCCGTAAAGTAATCTTTCTCTCTTCAACCTTGCCTTTGTCAGTCTTTCGGAATACTTCAACATCCCTGCCCTTTACATCTCTGCTGCTACTTTGTACAGACGCTTTAGTTTGTAATACGGTTGAAGCTAAGCCTGGTTCTCCGCTGCCTATGTTCCTCAAAACATTAGCCGTGAATTCATCTCCCATTTGTTCAAGCTGAGTAGCTGTATTCTCCAGGGCGGATTTCCTCTCCTGCTGACGTATTTGCAGGATCTGTTCATCTAGTCCTGCTTTGAATCCAGCAGTTTCTCTAGCCTGCGCTCCTTGAGCAGCAGCTCTCTGCGGGATTAATTGTTTTTCTAATTCAAAATCCTTAGCCTTACTTTCTGCCTGTGTTTTACGAGCCTCGTCTCCTCTAAGCCCAATAAGATCACGAGCTTCCGCTTTGTCTTCTGTTCTCTCTGTCTTACGTGTAGCAGCTTTTTCTTTTTCTCTCCTGCCAGAGATAACTATATCAGCAATAAGAGCAGCATCCTTTGGGTCATCAGACACGTTCATAACTGCTGCTATAATATCAGCTGGATTCTTCTTATCATCTGAAAATGACTCACGTAAAATTGCAGCAAGTTTTTCTTTCTTTTCTTCCTTATCTTTTCTCTCTCGATCCTGTAAAATCTTCTGCACGATACCCTGAGCAAAGTCTCCAATGCCCTTGCCTATGGCACTCTGTGCTTCTCTTTTAGCAGAATTAGTTCTGGTTGGAAGTACTGTAGCCATTTCTATCTCCACATTTTATCAAGGGCAGGTACCAGTGCCTTGCGTAAAGTCGGGCTTCTTTTAACTAATTCAGCCAGCCAAGGTCCATGTATGCAGTAGTTTATAATGAATTCTAGAGATGCTTTCTCCACGATACGCTGCCTGAATTCTAGCCATCTTGTATCCTGGTATGCTGCTCTAGCTATCCAACAGAAAAGAGCTCCTACTGCACCGGCTATTCCTGCTAAAGCTTCAGGACCAACTCCGCTTGTGCCTTCTCTGTTCCCTGCAACATTTTCAATTGTCGGAGATGTAGCACCACCGAGAAGAAGTTGTAACATTCTAAGTTTTCTGTCTTGCTCAGCCCCAGCTGCACCTAAGAATTCAGATTGACTTCTAGCAACCAAGCTTTCAATTGATGCAGGCACGCCGCCAAGTTGTAGCCCAGATGTAATAGCACTCTGTTGTTGCTGGGTGAAGTCTTTAGCCAACCCAGCGCGGGCACCGACTAGTTGCTGCAAAAGATCTTCAGTAGCTCTACTTTCTGCTAGCTGCCTTTCCCCGCCTGTAAACTCGGGTGCAAATCTCCTACGAATTTGAGGAATTATATCTTCCTCAAAATTCCTAAGCAAAGGATCTTGAACTAGATCTTTAAATGTTTGATCCACGTCAAAAGTTGGACCGCCTTTAAGCAATCCACTGACAGCGTTCTGTGCTTCCCCTACGCCGCCAAGTAATCCTTGAGCCCTGCTTTGATCTCGTAAAGCAAGTAATTCACTTAGGAGATCACCGGACTGTCCGCTAATACCCTCACCTTGTATAGACTCTTGTAGTAATTGCAGAAGGAAGTTTAGTGACTCTTCCTGCTGTCCACTAATAACAGGCAAGGTTCTGATATCCGTCTGGCCTCCCGAGCCAAACAGAAAATCACCTACATCATCCAGGAAACCCATAGCTTCCTCCTAGTAATTGCTCTCTTCTTTATATGTAAACCCTAATGCTTCTAATTGAATATCTTGATTTCCTGTTAACTTATAACGTACAGATCTGCCTGTGAATTGCTTATAAAGTGATACTAGCATATGCTGTGGTCCGGGTGAAACTATTCCAAGTGTATCAAACGTGTTACCGCCATCTATAGAATATTCTATAAGCACGCCTGTTCCACTCAGAATAAAGTCATGTCTATCAAATCTAAGTATCTTGCTAGGAACATAGAAATCTTTTGTCTGTATTTCATATGGAATAGTAATACCATCATCATCCGTAACTATATAGTCAACTTCATAAACCAGGTTATCAGTCACAGTTCCTTCACCGAACTTATAATACGCAACAAGGCCTGTTTCATTACCTACGAGTTCAAGAGCTTTATTGTCATTAATTTCAGTTTGTGTTCTTATATCATTCCAGAACCTGACATCATCCATCAAGCCACGCCATTTCTGCGTAGCGTCAAAGCTTCCACTAAGTGAATCCTGCTCTTGTCCAAGAAATAACCCATTATCATCTACACTCAATGCACCTGTGGGGAAATTCTTAGTTCCCATAGAAGTACCATCTATAAACAATTCAACGTCACCAGTAGTTCCATCTCTTGTGAACGAATATCTTCTGGCTTGAGCCAATACACTTGGAACTCCATCAGAACTTGTCCAATTTATCAAAGTCCCTTTAATACCTACTCGAATGGTTGTAGACGGTACTTCTCCTATCTGTAAGAATATCTCATTACTTGCTGATGCATTAGCCGCACTAACAAATATATTCCCGTTTTCCGTAGGCTCTAGCCAGCCTTCAATAGTAAAATCAGTCAACGTATCTAGTGAAGCTCCGGGTAACTTTATTCCATCTGTAACATTGTCTTCAGACCCGAAATCGGCGGCGACACTATTCAACAAGCCTCCCTGTAACGAAATTTCAACTTCTCCGATCGTATTCCCATCATAGTTATTAGAAGTCGAATCTAGGACAGACACCGTATCCCGTGTTTTTATGGCACAGAGATGTAAAGTCGGTGAATTGTCTTGTATCTGTTTTGCATTCCAAGGAAATTCATAATCTGTCCATTTACCTACCGCATTCTGCCAGATTATATCTCCCTGTGTACGGAAAAATCCGAAGCCAGTAATATCATCTGCATAATCACGAAAGCTCCAAGCACCGGTACTAAGTTTTAGACGTGCAAGTCTGTTAGGATTTTCACTAGGGCTATTAGGATAAAAGAACAAAGCCTCATCAGTTTCTTCCACATACACTGCGAATACTCGTGACACGAAGCCTGGATTCAACTCACCGTTTTGACCAAACAGTTTATCATAAACATTATCACCAATTGCTTCAGTGTCGAATCCGCCTTTGTACTTGTATATATTAGAGTTCCCGAATAGTATATGTTCAGAGTCTAAATTAATAACGCTGTCAACACTAACAGCTCCCTCGCCGGAAATCATATCCTCGAAACGGAAAGTAATGTCAACTGTACCGACAAACTCCATACGTACAATACTTCTTTCCTTATATATAATCTGGAAAGGTCCCAGCTTTTCCGATGCAACTATGAAGTCTTCGGATTCGTACAGATCCCTGAAGTTAACACTCTCATTCCAATCCGTTGGATCGCCAGGCTCACACCATCTAACACGTTGTGGAAATGCTGTTCCATCTTCCTCAGTCCGCATAAGAACCAAGTAGTTATTATATACTGCTACTAAATAACAAATAAATGTTGTTCCCGGCAGGTTAGAAATATCTGTAACGTTAGTACCATCAAACTGCTTCGGTGTGTCTTCACCGTTTGCAAAATACATCTTGTCTGACAGAGCCCAGGTTGTGATTGAAACACCCTTGTCATCATTACCAGATAGCACTACCGAATTAACCACGGAATTACCGGAGTCGGCGGCGCTGGGCAGTGGATCATCCACAGTAATCTCACCTGCAGCCGTACTTGCAACTGTTGTTTGATGCTGCATTCCGTCATTTAATAGTATTCCAATATTATCACTGACTGAGAAACCAGTCTCGCTAGTTACACTAAGTACTGTCTGCCCTGCCGCCTCATTCCCACTTAATGTCGTACTAGTTCCATTTGCCACATACTGCCATTGATCAACAGTAGAACTCCAAGTATAAAACGAAAGATTCGTTATCAGCGTCAATTGTGACGAGCCATCTTTTTTAAAGAACTGAAAATCTACTCTCGGTGTTCCTCTGACTTTAGATGCAAAATCTTTAAATCCATAATCCTTGATAATCCGTGCCTGATCCATTCGTACATTCAGAGCTTCACGAAGTTCACTAGATTTAATCAACTCTGATCTGACAGAAACATTCACGCCCCTGTTAAGAACTGGAACTTCCTCATAAGTCCAACCTTCATCAAGAACTGGCTGTGGATTTTTCTGGCCTGTACTTGTTAAACTGACCATTAGTTACTCACTTGCACCCAATCAGCAGAAGATTCTGTACCTTTAGACATCCATACAGTATCTGCTGTTGTATTTACAAATATAAGTCCTAGTGAAGCAGGTGTGGTACTGGGGTTAGATGTTCCGCTGGTAATACCTGCATTAATCACAGTAGCATGGTCATTTATTGCTTCTGTAATTAAATCTTTCAACTGCGATAGTTGACGCTCAAATGATCGCATTGAAGAAAAGAGATCATCAACACCTTTGATCTCTTCCTGATTACGTGGTTCCCGTAAAGGTACAGTTGGATATGTGTCTGGAAGTTTTTTTACTGCCATTATTCTCTCGGATCAATCCAGCCATGGGTTATAACATGAAAGCTGCCATTCGTAGAACTGCTTCTAATCCGTATTCTTTTACTTGTGTCAGTCCTGACATAGCCAGAATAGTTACCATCATACCAAGACGTTCCTCCTTCAACGCCTGAACGTGTTGCAAGACTTGCATTTGTTGAATCAACTGCTACATCTGCAGCATCTGGGCTATATAATCTAGCATAACGTGTACCACTGCTGTTTCCATTCCAAATCGCTGTTATCTCTGCAAATATATTAATACCATTTGGAACTGTTAATGAGATCAACTCACCACTTGTAGAAGGAGCTGCGTTTCTATCTTGAACTGGTGTCTTTAAGATAAAACGGTTTTGATCTTGTATAAAGGGACGAATGTTTGCATTTGAGTCCGTGAGAATACTTCCTATTCTTTTTTTCTTTGTAAATCCCGTAGGAAGCGTAGGACTAATACTAGTAGATGCTACGATATCTGCTGTTCCGTCATCTTTTTCAACCTTAAAGATATTATAAGATGTATCTGCTGCAATAGTTCCGCCATCGAGACAGCCTTGATTAGTGCCCTCTGC